AATGTGATTTCCAACACTATCTTCAAACCCTGGAGGCTTTACAACAACACTTATAAATTCTTCAGTAAACTGATCTACATTTGCTATAGGATCAGGATAATTTCTTTTAACATTTATTACTCGTGGGGGATTATAATCATCTGTAAAAAACAACAACTCTCCATCTACTAAATCTATTCCTGTAATTAAATATAATTCATTAAAATTTAAAACAGATGTTGAAATCACATGATATTGAAGAGTCTGTTGGCTAGTATTGTAAGAAACTATTAAACTAACTTTTCCTTCAGGAGCAACTTGATTAGTCTTGTCATGAATAAACCAATAAATAGTTTCTCTCATACCATCTTCATAAGCTCCTATACATTTTGCGCTTGAAGACAAAGCTTGACCGCCATATTCAATAGAAGCAATAAGTTCATTCCCTTTTGAATTTTCAACAGCGCCTATTTCAGTAGCCTCTGTAGATCCTAATCTAATATTTAAAGCATCAATGTATTGTCCTTTTGGAAGAATCCTTTCATCCACAGACTTATTCATTTTGCCTAATATAAAGTTTGTTGTAGTTATTGGCATATTATTTTAACCATTTATCCTTACCTCTCATATTCATTAAGAGTCTTCCAGGGTGAATATTACTTAATCTAATTTTAGCGTTTCTTAATAAAGATGACTTATCTTTTCTTGCTCTAGACACAACGTATTCTTGAACACCAAGCCTTCCGTTTAATATAGAATATTTAATGTAAGCATAAATATACTCTTCAAACAATTTATTAACTTGAACATTTCCATCTACTCCGTTTTCCATACCATCAGAAACATATTCTAAAACAACAGAAGCTGCGTTAGAAATATTACTAAAATTAATTACTCCTGATTGTTTATCAATTGTAAATGTAGGATTTGAGTTAGCTGTTTCTGTATTTAAACCAAAACGACCACCAACAGCATAATCAAAATACCATCTACCATCATAGCAATAGCCTTCAGAACCGTTATAAGCATTTCCTTCGTTTAGGTAAATACTTTTTCCTCCACGCATCATTCGCTCTAAATCAACTTCTGATTGTTGAGGTCGTAACACGTTTCCATCTTGATCAAATAAAATATTAGAATCATGATCCTGAAGATAAGCTCCAGACCAATTAGTTTGAATATTTTCTGTTAATGGCATTAATACTCCGTTTTTGTGAACAGAAACTCTTACCCAATTAACATAGTCTTGAGGAAGTATAAACCTTAAATCCATTGTAACATCTAATTGAAGGATTTTTATTTCCTTCATTGCATCATAATTTAATTCTTGAATCCCTCTTTTTGCATGAAATAAAATTTGATACCTTTCAATATTGTTTATTAAAGCATGGTTTCCTTGATACATTAACATAAAATTATTAACTATATCAAACAGAGAAACGTACTGATATGATCCCCAGTTTTCATCGCTAGGATTATTTCCTGAATTTTGATAATATGCGTAATCATTTATATATCCCATCTATGCTTGTGTTTGTTGTTCGTTTGCTAATGCTTCTGTTCCAAATGCATACACATCTGCTTCTCTAATTTCTAAACCTACATATTTACATATTTTAGCAATTAAAGCAGGTTCATCTGATAATGGTAATTCAAAATCTTGATAATCAGCTTGACTAGCATCAAAGATAGGTTCTCCTAAAGTTATTGAAACATAAGTCCATTTTGGAGTATAAGGGTATCTAATATACTGAGAAAAAACTCTACCCATATTATTTATGCTATCTGGAAAAGCAGTTAATATTAAACCCTCTTCTAAATAAGCAGGATAACCTATTGATGGAGCTGTAAGCGTAGAATTATTTAACATAGTTATTTTACTATGAGTAACCTTTTCTGCTTCTTGAATTCCACTTGAATTATAAATATTATAAGAAATAAGAAGTGCATCCCATACAACAGTGTTGTTGATGCTATCAGTTGTAACTAATTTGTTTTCATTTTGAATTTGTGTAACAGTAACGTATTGAGTTATGCCGTTTTTTACTAAAGACACCGTACTACCTACTTTTACACCGCTTGTTATAAACGTAGCGTTAGTATCTATTATCGCATTATTACCGCCTGAAGTACCTGTAGTTTTCCCTGAAGCTAATAATGTAGTGTAAACTAAAACTTTATTCATTAAATAATAGTCACTACCAGTAGTTGCTTGTGAAGGCAAATAATAAACATTACTTAAAGTTGGAGGAGTCAGACTTAAAGACAAAGGTCTTGTTACAGAAAAATAATCAATTACCTCAACTAATCCTTTTGTAATATCTGCATATCCAGTGCCAGACATACGTTGATTCTCTTTAGTAAGTTGGGTGTTGTATTGATAAAAATAATCTTCAAATATATCCATTTGAGATTGTTGTGCGTACAAATTAAAATCTTGCGGAGAGATATATCCATAGTTGTTTTTATTAGCTATCGCTAATACCGTATTTCTTACATCATTTATTGGCATAATTAATTCTTTTCACAAAGATAGCAAAAAAAAAAGAGGCTCTAATATTTTAGAACCTCTGTTAATTTAAGTAAAAATTACCCTATTGTTGGCACACCATTTAAGGGTTGAGGTAATTTAATAATTGGAGCTGCATTTTGATACGAAGTAGATAATAAAGATTCAAGTTGTGAAACTAAAAAGTTTTGAACAGCAACTCCTGATGCATCTGCAAGATGAGTTAATGTTACTTTATCTGCTGCTGCTCTTGAAGAGTATCCTAAAACAGTAGTAGTAGTCGAAGTTTGGTCTATGCTTTGAATTTCAGAAGCATTTAATAATACAGTAGGCTGACCTGCCCAGTATATGTTAAAATATTTTTGCATGATTAAGCGAATGTTACGTTAGAAATTAATCTTGGAGAATTTGCAGTTATATCAAGAACTGATTCTGACCATTTAGACTGTGCGACTTCAACAAACATATCTTGTATATATGTAATCATTGTGTTTCCTGCCGCAGCAGAATCGTCTGCATGAGTGATTGTCACAACATCAAACTCGTCTCCTACGCCTATCTGATAAATAAGAGTTTTAGTTGTTGCATTTGTTGCTATCCATACCATTTTGTCGGCAGGAATAATTAGATTACCGTTGGTTGCGGTATCAACTTTTAAAAATTTTTTCATAATATAATTTGTTTTAGTAAAAAAAACTATCATTTTGATAGTTACTAATTACAAATGTACAAAAAAAAAGCCACCAATATTAGGCGGCTTTTTAATCAATAATTTAAACTATTTATTTTATTTTATTTTTAAGAAGCTTATAAACTTCTAATCCTTCATCGCTTTGCATAAAAGATCCTACAATAAAATGAGGATCCTCTCCAAACGGAACAGTCATCATTTTCTTTTTATTATTAGGAAGATTATAATAAACATCTTTACCGTTATTTCTAAAGGTTAAAAGTGTAGCGTTAAAGAACTGATGAACATCATCCATAAGTTCTAACATAGGATCATTAATTGTATCTAAAAAGTCTTCTGGATTATGTTTAGCATACACAAGTAAATCTCTTTTAAGTTCAGGAGATGTCATGTTTTCAACTCCATTACCCATTAATACACGACAAACTTGAGTTAGTTTTTTAATGTCTGATGTAATTTTTTTAGCTTCTATTTGAGCTTCAATTTCCATTTCAACAACTTCTAGTTCGGCACTAGCATCTCGCTCTTTGTTTATTTCTTGAAACACATTGCCATTACTAGGATGTAAATGAAGAAATTTTTGTAACACTTGATTTTCTTTAGGAACCGTTAACATTCCGTCTTCAAAAACAATAGGTTCTAAAATAGCATTCCCATCTTGCTCATCTTCAAAAGGAGATTTTTGATTTCTTGAATAACGTAAAGGTCTGTTAGTACCTTCTTTTTCGTCAAAATATAATAAAGGAGATCTTGTTGAATGTCTAGAGGATAACATATAAGACAAAGGCGCTTTGTTTCCTGTTAGACGATAGGCTTTCGCCTTAAATTCTGGTTTCTTTTTATTCATAATAATATAATTTGATTTGATTTATATAAAAAAAAAGAGGGTTACTAAGGGAACATTTGCTTGCATACCGTTCACCCTCTTTTAATAATAACTACTTACGCTTTTTGGAATAAGAAGAAGTTGTTTGCACCTAAAGTACATACAGCTCTTTCAGACAAGAAGTTTACCTCCATTGCATCCAAGTCAGAAGTTTTTGCTCCACCAGCAGAACCAGTGATCCAAGACTTATAACGTCTGTCTTCAGTTTCTGAAGCTCTATATCTAACGTGTAAGAATGGTCTCTTAGCGTTTTTACCTAAGATTTGATCATAAACAGTTGTAGATCCAGCTGGAACTAAAAGTCCGTTTACTGCACCTGCGTTTATACCACCTCTCATAGTAGGATCGTTTAAGTATTTCCAGTCAGACTTGTAAAAATCGTAACCTCTACGGAATCCTGTGAAACCTAAATTTAGAGCCATGTCCTTGTCATTGTCAAATAAACCATATGAAGTACCACCAGCTCCGTAAGAGTTTTGTGCTGCTAACATATCGTCAATGTCAAATGAAAATTGTCTGTCTACAAAAATAACGTTTTCTTCAATAGATCCTTGCTTATCAAGTCTTTGAATGATATTATCAAATTGAGCTAGAGTTGTTGGATTTCCACCACCGAAAACATTACCTCTGTTTCCAACTACATAGAAAATACCTTCTGATCCAGAAGAATCAGCTGCACTTAATCCTGCACCTACACCTTGAAGGTAATCTCCTGCTCCAGAACCTGCTGCTGCTGGTACTGCTTCAATCATTGCTGTTTCTAAATAATCTTCAAAACGAAGTCTTGTATCATGCTCAGATTTCATATACCATAAGTATCCACTTGCACCATTTTCAGATGTAACTTCTACCCATCCAATTTGAGCCATATCAGAACCTGATACCGCATACTTATCTTTGATTATAATTGGCTTGTTTTGAAAAAAGAAATCGTCAGATTCTAAAGAACCTTGCATTCCTTCTACACCTTTAGCAAATTCAGAACCATAGATAAAGATATCACAAGAAACACCAGCAGCCATAGTCTGACCACCTGCTTCGTAATATGCAATTGTTACTTGATTTGGATTTGCAGCCGTAGGAGCTACTGTAATAATCCCTTTGTTTTGCAAAGCAGAACCACCAGTATTGTCAGAAATCATAACCGTTTGACCAGCTCTAAAAGCTGCCTGATTAGATGTCCCACCTAATGCTGGGTTAAAGTTTGCAATGTTGTTTGGAATAGTCCAAACAGCTTGATCTTGTCCAGCTGCCGCTGCTGAAGTTACCGCCTGGTACTTTGTGTGTAATCTTCCTTGTTCTGCCCATTTAATAAGGTCAGAGTTAGAAGGCATTTCAGCACCTACCATTCTTAGGAATGATGCTACTGATCGGTTTCCATAACGTTCAAATTCTTTCTCATAAACATCTGGAAGATATTGATTTAAGAAATCAAAGTTATTTATATAATTTGTTGATAAAGGAGTTTGTTGCGCACTTGGCTGCAAGTCAAATCCTGGTGTTGCATTTACTGCCATAATTTAAAATTTTATTGTTTTTTAATACTTCTAATTTTGAGTCCCTTTCCATTATCGTTGCTTCTGCTAACAGGTCTAATTGTTATTCCATTTTTAGAAACTGATTGTGATTCTTGTCTTACATCCATATTTATGTTTTTAGATTTTCTAGAAACATTATCTATAGTTGCAGCAATACCTTGTTCGTAAAAATGTTTAGCAAACTTATCAGGATTCATAGCAACTGCTAGTGCTTTATGATATCCTTCTGCATCAGCTATTAAGCCATCATCTCCCATAAATTGACCAATAAAATTATTGACATCAGCTTGACGATTTTTTAATTCTTGTGCATCTCCTGGTTTAAAAGAAATATTTTTATCACCAACTGAAAATTCAAAACCTTTGAAATCATTGTTAAAAACCGACTCGGTTTTATCTAAAAAATAATTATACTTCTTTTTGTTTTGCTCTACAACGTTTTTAGAGTCCTCGA